CTAGGTGTTGGTGCAGGGGATACAAACCCTAATGATAACTTGCCACCTATATGGAATAATGCAAGTAATCCGACCGGAAATATATCATTATTAACATCAGGTACAACTGCAAACGCATCTTATACTCTGATTATAGAATTACATAAGAATGGTTCTTATTTCCAATCTGGACAGTTCAATGATCCAGCAGCATTCAACTACCCTCCTTATAACTTAAGACCATAATGAAACTTATAACAGAACTTAACGAAACAGTTACTTATCTAACAGAAGAATCTGATGGTAAAAGGTCTCTCTTTATAGAGGGACCATTCCTTGTTGCAGAAAAGACCAATAGAAATGGTCGTTTGTACAAAGAAGCCACTATGCGTAGAGAAGTTAATAGGTACTCGGAAGAATACATAAACAAAAAACGTGCCTTTGGGGAATTGGGTCATCCAGATACCCCGTCAATCAATCTAGATAGAGTATCGCATTTAATCGTGTCTCTCCGTCAAGAAGGAAATGATTGGATAGGCAAAGCTAAAATTCTTGAAACACCAATGGGTAATATCGCAAGAAACCTTATCGAAGGAGGAGCACAATTAGGTGTATCTTCTAGAGGTATGGGTTCCCTTCGTAGTGTCAATGGTGTAAATATAGTTCAAGATGACTTCTATCTGGCCACAGCGGCGGATATTGTAGCAGACCCTTCCGCACCCGGTGCATTTGTACACGGTATAATGGAAGGAAAAGAATGGATGTTGGTTGACGGTGTTTGGACAGAAATGGAATACGATAGAGCACGTAAAGAAATTAAAGAAGCTTCACGCGCACAAATCGAAGAAGTTAGTCTACGCATCTTTGAAAACTTCCTCAAAAAACTTTAATATATAAATATCCATATAAAATTCAAGGAGATTTTAAAAAAATGAAAAATTTTAATCTAACCGAAGCCGCTAAGGACATTCTAAGCAATAATGTTGCTTCGAAGCATGGTGGTCAGGAACATGGTGTAGGAGACACCAAATTACCAACAAGTGTAGCATACGGTCAAAAAGATGCTGGTTTAGTTGGTCATTCACCAGAAACTAAAGACGATGAAAATCCCGATTATTTGAAAGGTACTCCATCAGCAACCCCTCCTGGCGCAAAACCACCAGTAGGTTCTGAACCAAAGAAAGTTCTTGCATCACAACCACAACAAACTCAAGGTCGTTCTGATTTAACATCTACTATGCAGGCATCTGCAAATGAGTATGATAAAATCCGTGATCGTGTTGCATCTAAATTAGCACCACAAACTATGCAATCAAATCCAGGTGCAACTTTCCAATCTTATGGCGAAGATATTGAAGCAATTCTTTCTGGTGAAAACCTTTCAGAAGAATTCAAAACCAAAGCAGCTACTATTTTTGAAGCCGCTGTTGTTGCTCGCGCAAGTGAAGTAATCGCAGAAGCAGAATCAGAAATGGTAGAACAATTTGATCTTGCTATCGAACAAATCAAAGAAGAGATGGCAGAAAAAGTTGACGCTTATCTAAACTATATGGTTGAAGAATGGGTTAAAGAAAATGAACTTGCAATCGTTTCTGGTCTTCGTGCCGAAATTGCAGAATCATTTATCGACGGACTACGTTCTCTATTCTCAGAACATTATATTGACATTCCAGAAGAAAAAGTTGATATCATTGAAGAATTGACTGCAAAGATTGAATCTTTGGAATCCGATCTTAATGAACAGATTATTTGTTCAGTTGAACTTAACAAAGAACTGAACGAACACAGAAAGTACGAGGCCATTTACGCAGCTTGTGACGGCCTAACGCAAACCCAAGTGGAAAAATTAAAGTCACTCGCAGAGAGTGTGGAATTCACCACGGAAGAAGAATTTAACGATAAAATTGAAACCATTAAGGAATCTTATTTGGTTAAATCTGACGTTAAGTTCGCAGATAGTTACGCTTTGGACGATGAAGTACTAATCGAAGAAGCATCTACTAATAAAGGCGGTTATGTAGACCCAGATGTGGCAATCTACGCAAAAACCATTTCACAAACTCTGATTAAATAAATAATATTTTTTTAACAGATACTAATTAACGGAGATTTAAATGTATCTAACAGAAGAACTACAAAAGAAATGGCAACCAGTTCTGGAACACCCAGAATTGGAAGGCATTAAAGACCCATACAAAAGAGCAGTTACTACTCTTGTACTGGAAAATCAACAACAGGCAATGAGATCAGACCGTGTGGCTCTGAACGAAGCAGACCATGCTGGTCCTAGCAACGTTGCAGGCGGCGTTCAGAACTTCGACCCTATCTTGATTTCTCTGGTTCGTCGTGCATTACCTAACCTGATTGCATACGATGTTGCTGGTGTTCAACCTATGACTGGTCCTACTGGTCTTATTTTCGCAATGAGAGCGAAATATGGTAGCAGCCAAACCGCATCTGGTCAAGAAGCGTTCTACAACGAAGCTAATACCATTTTCTCTGGTTTAACTTCTGCTGCAAACCCATACGGTTTCCAAGGAACAGTTGCAACTGATACTTCAACTGCTTTCCAGAACGTTACCAGTGGTGCAACTACTTCAGGTATTGCTATTCCAACCAGTTATGCAGAACAGTGGGGAACCAATGATTCTGGCGCTAACTCTTTCGGTCAAATGGCATTCTCTATTGAGAAAGTTACCGTTACTGCACAAAGCCGTGCGTTAAAGGCAGAATACTCATTAGAACTGGCACAAGACCTTAAAGCGATTCATGGTCTGGATGCAGAAACAGAACTGTCTAACATTCTGTCTACTGAAATCCTTGCTGAAATTAACCGTGAAGTTATCCGTACTATCTACACTTGCGCTGTTGCTGGTGCTCAGTATGGTACTACAACTGCTGGTTATTTCGACCTAGATACCGACTCTAATGGTCGTTGGTCTGTTGAACGTTTCAAAGGTTTGATCTTCCAGATTGAACGCGATGCAAACGTTATTGCAAAACAGACTCGTCGTGGTAAAGGTAACGTCATGATCGTTTCTTCTGACGTTGCATCTGCTATGGCAATGGCTGGTGTTCTTCAGTATACTCCTGCTCTACAGGCTGACCTGCAAGTAGATGATACTGGTAATACTTTCGCTGGTATGCTTCACGGTCGTATTAAGGTCTATATCGACCCATACTTCGGTGGTTATACTTCTAACCAAGAACTAGTTACCATTGGTTATAAGGGTTCTTCTCCTTATGACGCTGGTCTGTTCTATTGCCCATACGTTCCTCTACAAATGGTTCGTGCTGTTGACCAGTATACTTTCCAACCAAAGATTGGATTCAAAACTCGTTACGGCATGGTAGCAAACCCATTTGCACAAGGTCTAACCGTAGGCAATGGTCAGTTGAATGCGCGTACCAACGTGTACTACCGTCTATTCGGTGTAAAAAACCTTATGTAATGAAATCCCTCATAGAAGGGATAAACCTAAAGGGTGCTTTGGCACCCTTTTTTTATGCACATAAATAGTGGATACCGGAGAATATAATGACTGCAACTTCAAGAACACCAGAAAATACCAACTTCTTACAACCTACAAAGTTCCTGTTGACATTTGAACGAATTCCAAATGTTACTTACTTTTGTCAAGAAATTAACCTACCTGGTTTATCGATACCACATATTGCAGTACCAACTCCTGTTTTAGATTATCATGTTGCAGGTAATAAAATCGAATTCGGTGATTTAAATATTCGGTTCATGGTAGATGAAAAATTAAATTCTTGGAAAGATATTTACTACTGGATACAATCCATTGGTTCACCAAAAGGTTTCGATGTAAGAAATAGATTATCTGCATTACAAAATGCAAATAGTGAATCTAAATTTATCAATTATTCTGATGCAGTTTTGACTATATTAAATAACCTAAACAACCCAACTATTCGTGTTCATTTTGCACAATTATTTCCAGTATCTTTATCGGATATTCAATTTGATACAACTCTTTCTGCTGATAATATTATTACGGCCGATGCGAAGTTCATAGTTGAATATTTTGAGTTTGAACCCATCTAATATATAATACGTCAGTTGATTTTTATTCTTTTATTGTGGATTTATTATGGAACCTTTAGAAAAAATTTTAGAACTATGGAAAGAAGATTCTGTTATTGACCAAACAGAACCTAGTAGAGAACTTCTTCGTATACCAGTCCTTCACAGTAAGTATATTGACCTTCTTGCACATTACAAGATGGCCAGTAAAAAGTCGCATTTTCAATTTTTAGAATTGAAACGAAAAAAGTGGGAATACTACACCGGTAAATTATCCAGAGATGAATTGGATGAATTGGGGTGGGAACCATTTCCGTTTACATTAAAATCAGATATTCAAATATATCTCGAATCAGACAAAGACCTAATCACCATAACCAAAAAGAAAGCAATAAATGATGAAGTAGTTTCTGTTATAGAATCTATACTTGGAGAATTGAAGCAAAGAACTTGGCAACTTAAAGAATATATTAATTGGGAGAAATTCGTAAGTGGCGGTTGATATCACAATTTCACAGGTCAACGAGGTCTATGTCAAATTGACTTGTGAAAAATATATAGCAAAAGAACTATCCGAGTATTTTACATTTTATGTGCCAGGTTATAAATTTACTCCTGCATTTAAATCTAAAATATGGGATGGTAAGATACGTCTTTTTAACTTGACAACGAGACAAATATATGCAGGGTTAGTTCCCTATGTTTTGGAGTTTTGCGAGAATAATTCTTACACTCATGAATTCACATACAATAATGTTGAAGATGAGTTTAATGTATATCATGCAGAGAAATTCATCAAGAATTTGAACCTGCATTCATATGGTGAACCAATCACAGTACATGAACACCAGTTAAAAGCGTTCATTGCGGCAATGCAGAGAAAGAAGGCATTATTCATCTCGCCTACCGCGTCTGGGAAGTCCCTCATCATCTATTTAATATTCAGACAACTCCTAGACTACCAAAACCTAAAAGGTCTCATAATCGTCCCTACAACGTCCTTGGTGAGTCAGTTGTATTCTGATATGCAGGACTACTCCAGCCACAATGAATTTAATGTGGAAGATAATGTACATTATATTTTCAGTGGTCAATCAAAACACTCGGATAAAAAATTAATTATTTCTACTTGGCAGTCATTACAGAATTTACCAGAAAATTACTTTGAACAATTTGATTATGTTATAGGGGATGAAGCACACAACTTCAAAGCCAACGAGTTGACTGATATCATGACCAATTTGATTAATACCAAATATCGTATCGGGTTGACTGGAACATTAGATGGAACTAAAACACACAAGTTGGTATTAGAGGGGTTATTTGGTTCGTATGATAAAGTCATTTCCACAAAGGAATTGATTGACAAAAATCAACTTGCAAGTTTTAATATTAAATGTCTTGTATTGAAATACACAGAAGAAGATTGTAAAAAAATATACAAGTCACAATATAAGGATGAAATACAGTTTTTGATTTCTCATCATCAGAGAAATAAATTTATCAAAAACCTTGCATTGAGTATGAAGAAAAACACGTTGATTTTGTTCCAAATGGTTGACAAACATGGAGAAATATTATATAATTTAATTAAAGATTCTAAAAATATAGGGGATAGAAAAGTGTTTTTTGTTCACGGAGGAACAGAGACAACAGATAGAGAACTTATTCGTAAGATTATGGAATCAGAAGAAAATGCAATTATTGTTGCTTCCTATGGAACATTTTCTACTGGTATTAATATAAGAAACTTACATAATGTTATATTTGCTTCTCCTTCTAAATCCCGTATTAGGAATCTTCAATCCATAGGTCGTGTATTGAGAAAAGGTAAAGATAAAGATCAAGCTGTTCTTTATGATATATCTGATGACTTGAGAGTAGGGGTACATATGAATCATACTCTCAAACATTTTGTAGAAAGAGTCAAGATTTATACAGAAGAACGTTTTCCATACAAGATATATAAAATAGGTCTCAAAAATGAGAAATGTTAAAATAGTCCGAATGATTACTGGTGAAGATGTGATTTGTAATTTCATTGAAGATGATTATGGTACTCATATGAGTGAACCATTAGAAGTAACTGTAAAATTTGGAAAGAAAGGTGAACCTGCTGTGGTTCTAAAGAACTGGATACCACTAGAATTAGTAGTTGATAACATAACCAGGGTTAACCCCCGTAACATCATTGCTGTGTTTGATGTAAATGAAACTGTTATTGAATATTATAGCAGCACTATGGATAAGATCAATGATGCTATCGTAACATCAGTTAGATTGAAAGAG